AGAAAGGTAAAGAATATGCCATAGCACATATAATATTTGAGTTAGGCAATATAGTAGAAACTTTTAAAGGTGAGAAATAAGCTGAGTCGGAAGTATTAGAAGAAGAATCAATCGTACCACAGGGATAAGCAACCGTGGACGTAGGGTAAATGCCGGTAAGGCGGCAGTAGGTCATCAATCAGGGTTTGGAACAAGAGCACAAAAGCGTTCAGACCTTACAGCTGCGTTTGGAGGTGATTAATGAATGCCTCTGTAATGCTAAAAACGAGAGAAACGATATTGCACGCATCACAGAAAAGTGATACGGCAATATTGTTTTTTTCTGCAACAGGGAAAGATAGCATTGTTTTATTACACTTGCTACAAGGTCAGTTCAAGAAAGTTGTATGTTGCTTTTTGTATCATGTTAAAGGCTTGAATATCGTAGAGCCATTTTTCAATTGGGCACGTTCTTACGGAAATGTGGAGATTGTTCAGCTTCCACACACAGACCTCTATAACTTCAAGACACAAGGACTTCTTAGCACAAAACACATAGATGGGCTAAAAAAACTGAAACTTCGTGATATAGAAGAATATCTGAAACTTAAATATCAGACCGATGTAGTAGTGTACGGAATGAAGGTTTCCGATTCTTTTGTCCGTAGAGGTATGTTTAATAAGGCTGCAAAATCTGACATCCATTTTGATTATGAAAAGTATTATCCTATTGTGAACTGGACTAATAACGATTGCCTTTCGTATATCAAGTTGCATAAACTACCGGAACCGCTGAAGCTTGGGAGCAAAAGAGGCAGTTCGGGTATTAATTTCCGTCCTGAAACAATATTGTATATTAAAGAACATTATCCGGAAGATTACAAGAAGATTATCAAAGAATTTAATTTAATAGAAGCCAAGTATGGAGGAAGTTAGTAAATATCAGAAATTTGAAACTGCTACTATTAATCGTGGGCAAATTAAAAATGCAGAATATAACCCTCGGAAAATATCAGATTCAGCCAAGAAGAAGTTGAAAGATAATATAAAACGAGTGGGACTTCTTGATACTATTGTGGTGAATAAAAACACGATGAATATAGTGTCAGGGCATCAGCGTATATCTATCCTTGATTCGCTTGAAAGGAAAAAGGACTATAACCTGACAGTTGCTATGGTAGATTTGTCCGAGAAAGAAGAAAAGGAACAAAACATATTTTTCAACAATACAAAAGTTCAGGGTGAATTTGATACTGATATTTTGGCTTCAATGTTGAGTGATATAGATTTCGAGTGCGCAGGTCTTGATATTAACGATGTTGGTATTTTAGGAGTTGAAGTAGATTTACCATCAATAGAAGAACCAAGCGAAGCAGATAAGGAGGTTATGAAGCTGAATAACGAAATTTACGACAATAAACGTGAGATGCGAAAGGCTGTTATGAACCATTCTCAAACAAAGAATGAAGAATCAGTAGATACATTCGTAGTTCTTACTTTCAGCAGCCAAAGTAATAAAGAAGTGTTTTTGCAACGGTTCGGATTTAGACCGCAAGAAAAATATATCAAAGGTGAAGTTTTATCGGATATGGTAGAAAGAGTAGATTAATATGGCAAAGCCGAAGTTTGATTTTAAAGACCCCCATAATCTCATTCGTATAGAAGGATGGGCGAGAGATGGATTAGACGATAAGCAAATTGCTGCAAACATCGGCTACAATGAAACATATTTTTCTGAATTGAAAGGTAAAATTCCCGAATTATCCAAAGCATTAAAAAACGGGCGCGCACCTCTTGAACTGAAGGTTGAAAACACTCTTTATACAAAAGCTACTGGAATGAAAGTAAAAGTCCAGCAAGCTATAAAGGTGAAAGATGTATATTATGATGATGAAGGTAGACGGTGTGAGAATGAAAGGATAGAAATTGTGGAGTTAGAACAAGAGATTCCTCCCGACACAACAGCCGGTATTTTCTGGTTAAAGAATCGCAAACCAGAACAATGGAATAAGCCGGCGCCAAGAATTGATAATGACGATGATATTCCAAAGGAAATAAATCAGGGCATCAATATTGATGAATGGATTAAAAGTAAAGTTGAATGATTGTACCCCAAGAAATATATAATCCTCTGTACACCGATAAGGAAAAGTTTATTATCCTTATTACTGGTGGTCGTGGTTCAGGTAAGTCTTTCAACGCTTCTACTTTCATTAAACGGTTGACTTTTGAATTGACTTCGGTTCAGAAGATAATTCATCAGATTCTCTATACCCGTTATACAATGGTTTCCGCTGGCATGTCTATCATCCCCGAAATGATGGAGAAGATAGAACTGGACGGAACAGAGAAGTATTTCCGAACCACCAAGACGGATATAGTCAACAAAATGACTAAGAGCCGTATCATGTTCCGGGGAATTAAGACTTCTTCTGGGAATCAAACTGCAAAGCTGAAATCCATTCAAGGTATAACTACTTTCGTCTGCGATGAAGCAGAGGAATGGACGAATGAAGAAGAATTTGATAAGATAATGCTCTCCATCCGTAAGAAGGGAATACAGAACCGGATTATCATCATAATGAACCCGTGCGATTCCAATCACTTCATTTACAAGAAATACATTGAGAACACTCACAAACTTGTAGAGATTGACGGTGTACAGGTTCAAATATCCACTCATCCGAACGTACTCCACATTCATACTACCTACTTTGATAACTTGGAGAACCTTTCTCCGGAGTTCTTGAAAGAGGTCGAGAATATGAAGGTGAACAACCCCGAAAAGTATGCTCATGTGGTTATCGGTCGTTGGACTGACGTTGCGGAAGGTGCTGTGTTCAAGAAGTGGGGCATTGTTGATGAATTCCCTGCTTGGGCAAAGAAAGTTGCTTGTGGTTTGGACTTTGGTTTTACAAATGACCCGTCCGCACTTGTCAAATGTGGGATAGTGGATAATGACTTGTATATTGACGAACAGTTTTACCAAACGGGTATGGAAATATCCGATTTGGCTAGAGAAATAAAGAAAGTTGGGCTTTATGTATATGCGGATAGTGCAGATCCTCGACTTATACAGGAACTTGCCAATAGGGGAATTATCATATATCCTGTATCCAAGCCTGCCGGTTCCGTTATAGCAGGAATAGAGAAGATAAAAGACTTTGATAACATTTTTATCACAAAGCGGTCTTACAATCTGCAAAAGGAATGGCGTAGTTATGTATGGGCAAAGGACAAGGACGGGAACTATATAAACGAACCAGAAGACGCGAATAATCACGGAGTGGATGCCACACGGTATTATATAAACGGGTATATACTTGGGCAAATAGTCAAGCCAAAGAACGTGAATAAATCAGATTTAGGAATCTATTAAAATATGAGATATGAATAACTACTTGCAACAGATAATGACTTATTTCCGTAACCTTGCATTGAATTCAGCAGGTGTTGAACGGGACTTGTATCAACTCATTCAAGATGGAGACATTGATACAGCTATTGACATGATGCAAAACCGGGATGATGAAGTTGATAGTGCGATTAAAGAGTATAATCCTCAAACGCACGAAGTGATGTCTAGACCGAATAAGTACCGGAAGAATGATGATCCATATATTTCAGAGAAACTTCCCCGGTCCAGACAAAGGTATATCAACGAAGTGGAGTTATTCTTCCTCCTAGGAAATCCGATAAGATGGAAGAAGGAAACCGGTTCTGATGAAGCGTTCTGTCTATTTACAGACTTCATAAAGAATACCCGGTTCAACTCTACCATGAGGCAGGCAAAGAGGCTTGCTGGTGCCGAAACAGAATCAGCGAAGATTTATCATTTGTATAGGGATGACCGTACTGGAGAACAGCAGGTAAAAAGTATGGTAATGTCCCGCTCTAATGGTTATCGACTCCGCCCTCTGTTTGATCAATACAGGAATATGACTGCTTTCGCGTATGGTTATAAGCTAAAGGAGAGTGGAAAGACTGTTCAGCATTGGGATATTCAAACACCAAATATGCTTTTCTTCTGTCGGAAAGGGAATATTGGTTATGAAGTTGAATCTTATCCTAACCCGACTGGAAAGATAAACATCTTGTACTATAACCAACCCAAAGCATGGGATGGGGCGGAACCAAGATTGAAACGTGAAGAAATTCTGGATTCAAAAGTCGGGGATACTAATAACTATTTTGCTGATCCTATAGCAGTTGCTTCCGCCGATGTTATTCAAATGATGGCAGATCCCGATAAGCCTGGGAAATTGATTCAATGCCAAGGAGTGAACTCGAAATTTGAATATGTCGATCCTCCGCAGTCTTCCGAAACTCGCGAAGCTGAAAAGCGGGATTTGAACGATTCTATATTATTTGATACATTCACTCCCGACTTTTCGTTTGATAAGATAAAGGGAATGGGAACTCTTTCAGGAGATGCAATACAGAATGCCATGATTCTTGGTTTCATCAAGAGAGACAACCGGAAAGAAACTTATGAGGAACTGGTTGACCGGGAAAAGAATCTAATCATTAGTATTTTAAAGTATCTCCATCCGGACAAGGCTGCAGAACTTGATGAATTAGAAATTTCCTTTGATTTCTCGGAACCGTTTACAGAAGACAAGCAAAGGACATGGGCAGCTATCGGCAAATTATACACTGATGGAATAGCTTCGTTGGAGCAGGCTGTTCAGATGTTGGCATTGACCGATGCTCCTGAAGAAGAAGTGGAGAGAATCAAGAATGCAAAGCAAGATGAAAGGATAGAAATTGGAGAAAAAGAACAGGGTGAAAAACAAAATATGAAAGAGGGGGAGGTTTAGCCATCCCCTTCTTTATTTCCGATTTTAGTATTCTTTGTAGCTTGCTCTTCCTTGATTTCAGTAAGTTCTTCCTCGATGCGACTTATGGTATAGGCTTTTGTCCTGCGCTTGTCAATTTTTGATTTAATGCAGCTTTCATCTTGGCAGCTTTAGCAACTTGAATAAAATACAAATCAAAAAGAAGTTCCAAAACATCCAATAAGAACTCTGCTTCATTAGGCTCTACATCTAATATTTCACCAGAAGCTTGGTCTTCCATTCCATGAGCAGCGATATTCCCAAAACCACGTATTATTTCAAGATTATCACTTATATATGATGGAAGCTTATTAGTTGCTATTAGCTTATCAATCTCCATTTTGAGATTCCGTTCTTTAATACCTTCTTTCAAACGGATAATATTTTGTAAACATCTACGGCTCAAGGCTGCACTTGCTTTAGGACTGAATGGAAGTACCAAACAGGCTTCATTATAATCTTCAGCAAACTTAGATTCAACTTCAGGAGCAGCAGGCATTCTACCGCTTCCTACAGGGAATAGTTGTTTAAAATTACAGGAAGGTTGTTCTTCTATATATATTGTACCGTCTGGGTATTTATCAGCATTGCTTGCGTATCCCAAAAGTACGATAGGTTTGTCACATTCACTATTGGGACATCTCATATGAAATAAGCTATAAAAAGAATTTCCATATTTTCCTATAAAAACTTCTCTAAAATTGGGATTTACTTCTACTTGACAATGTGGGCATTTCATAATTATATTATTTAAAGTTACTATAATTTTCCTGCTAAATTCTTCACATCCTCCGCAGACCTTACTTCATGCACGGTATCACCCACTTTTACGAAGCCGATAACATTACTGGCATTCGGCTTTTCAAATAGTTCGGCAATAGGAACATTTAATGTATTCGCAATCTTTTCTAATGTTTGCAACTGTGGATATTCACCTCGTAAAGTCTTATTTAGACTTATATCGGTTATTCCCATTTTTTCAGCCAATTCTTTTTGAGTGATGCCTTGTTCTTGGCAAAGTTCTTTTATTCTTGTTCTAAAGTCCATAATACTACATAGTTTTATTCGACAAAAATAGGTGTTTATACTATATAATGCAATAATTTGAATAAAATAAATCTATATAGTTTTATAATTAACATTATTTAGCTTGTTACTTATTGCGTAATTAAACTAAATAGTATTACTTTGCAATATCGAATTAAACGAGATAGTATAATAACTCTAAAAACATACAATTATGAAACGCTACAACTTATCCCAAATCATGAAAGACGCCCATCGCTTTTACAGAAGTAATTCAAGAATGGGCAGAACCTTTGGTGAATGTCTGAAACTCGCTTGGGCTTGGGCTAAAGACGCTATCAAGTTTAAAGAAGAACGTGAAGCTAAGATAAAGGCTATGGTAGCTAATTACAAGCCCGCAGAGCATACTTCTCATGTCGAGAGTAGACTTACTTGGTCTGACTGCTACAACGTGAATAGTAAAGGCTATATGGGTGCTCAATATTGTGGTGATTAAATAGAATATAAACACATAAAATATAAGGATTATGACACGTATTAATTTAGAAGAAGTAAAGAAGCAAGCCGTTCATGATGGCATATTAGAGGCTATATGCTTGCTTAGAGAGACGAGAGAGAAAATATACACCTTGCTCGAAGATGAAGATGTGACCGATGTTATCAAAGCAGAAAGCACACTCACTCACATGACAAGTTCTCTTTGTGACTTCACTTACGACTTGTGTGAGATAATGGGTATAATCTTCTCGGATAAAGCTGATTTAGCGATAGGCAAAGCTTTAAAAGCAGGCAAGTAACACGATTATCCAGAGGCAGCCCGCACGACTTTAAAGGCTGCCTTTATTATTCACTTTTAAATGAAATGATTATGGACGAAATTTGGAAAGACATTGAAGGGTATGAAGGTTTATACCAAGTGTCAAATTGGGGTAGGGTAAAATCTCTATCAAATTCAAAAGCGAGGAATGAGAAGATATTAGTTCCAAGGAAAAATAAGGCTTACTTTCGTATTAGGCTGTCAAAATATGGCAAGTATAAGGATGTATTCGTTCATACACTTGTTGCATCTGCTTTTATTCCTAATCCGCATAGCTATGTAGTGATAAACCATCGTGATGAAAATGGGTTAAATAATAAGGTAGATAATCTCGAATGGTGTACACAAAAATATAATTTAAACTATGGTACAGCTAAACAGAGGATTTCTAAAAGATTATTAGAATATAATTCGATAAGGAATAAACCTATTAATCAGTTTGACTTATCAGGTAACTTTATTCGGACTTACGCATCAGCATGTATAGCGGAGAAGGAAACAGGTATTTCCTCTTCATCAATAAAAAAGTGCTGTAATGGTGGATATATGCATAGTCGATATAAAAAGTGGTATAGATTGACCCATGCAGGTGGTTATATTTGGAAATTTAAAGATTAAAACTTGTAGTATACTGCTTTTTTGCTTTTGATTGAAACTTTTCTCTATATTATTTTGCCGTGTAACTAAATTTAGTTACATTTGCGAAAAGAACAAATGATATGGGTACTAAAGAAAAGTTGATAGAACGTTTTTGCAAGCTACCTAAAGATTTCACTTATGATGAAACTTTAAAGGTACTTTCTGCTTTTGGATATAGCGAACATAACAAGGGTGCTACATCCGGTTCTCGTGTTAGATTTAAAAATGAGCAGACGGGGCAGTATATTGATATTCATAAACCGCATCCGGGAAGTATTATGAAAGAGTGGATGATGAAAGCGATTTATCAACATTTGAAAAGCAATGGTTTAATTAAATAGAAAGGATAGAATATGGATTACTTGGAATACAAAGGATATAAAGGTTCAGTTGAATACAGCAAAGCTGACAACTGCCTTTTTGGAAAGGTGCTTGGAATGAGTAAAGATTTGATTCTTTATGAGGGCAGTAATATTGATGAACTCCGCGCTGATTTTGAAGCTGGCATAGATAGTTATCTTGCCGGATGCTTGGCTGACGGAATAGAACCACGCAAACCGTATAGCGGAACTTTGAATATTCGTATCCCTGCGGAGGTACATAGCAAGATTGCCATGCTTGCACAAGAAACGGGAACTACTATCAATGGGTACATAAGACAGGCTTTGGAAAATCAATTAAAACTAGCTCATTGATATGGCTAAGATAGAGAATGAGATAGAATATGATGCAATTTGCCAAAGGATAGAGGAGCTTCTTCCTATGACAGACGATGATACGCCTTTGACAGATCCGAAATTGATTGAATTGAGGATTTTATCAGAATTGGTTATTGAGTATGAAGATGAACATTATCCAATGAGGGCAAAGACCAGTTGCAGACCTATTAGGAGCATACCTTGAAGAAAAAAAGACTCTATATTTTGAAGGTTTATCTGTAATAGTTGATAATTGAAGAAAGTGGTACTAATATGAATGAAATTATATATCGCTTAAGACCAGTTAGTGATAAAACAATTGAAGAACTGACTGAACCTTATTTATGGTTCTCAAGACCGACAGAGTATAAAGATTCTGATGATGCTAATATAATCGCATTCTCAGAAGAGAATACTACCGTTAAAGAGCTTTTTGAACAAATTTTTGGAAATGCAGAGAAGTTAGGGGAAGAACTAAGTCGATTAGGGATGTGCTGTTTTACAAAATGCTTACCAAAAGCAACAGAATGGAGGCGATTCCCTAAAGGTCACAATTCTATTTTTATTGAATATGATAAAAAAATACTTGAAGAATATTTTATAAGAAAATATTATCTAGGTAATTGTTTCAAAGAAGTACAATATAAAGAGCATCCTATTATTTTGGAATCAAGTGATAAAAATGGATATGATGTTCTTTGGGAAGAAACGAAAGATGGTGAATATTATAAATCATTAAGAGGGGATATTGCCCGTGACCAAAAATTGATGGATGAATTTATAATGCGATTTATAACAACCATAAACATCCGCTATGAAAAACAAGATGAAGAAAGAATTATACTTCCATATAGAGTTATACAGAATGCACCTCAAGATGTGCTTGGATATAGAATAAAGATACCTAAAGAGTCAATTAGGAAGATTTATTATAATCGGAATACTGATGAGAATTTTGTTGGCACATTAAAAGAAATGGACTTTTTAATGGTGGAGAAATAGTTTTGATCGAGATTTCTTTTACATTAACTTTATCGGGCGTGATTCTACTTGGTTTCACGCTTTTTTTATACTCATTTCCCACAATCTCCCAATTGTGGTTTTCCACCTTTCTAATTATTTCTCTCCCACCTACTTACTGACTACTTTTATACCATATTCACGACAATGGCTCTATTGTCGTGAATGGACATTTTAAATATTTACTAATCGTTTGTATTGGTAGTATTTTTACTATCTCAAATTGATAATTAAAATTCATACGGTATGAAAGAAAAGATTTTCCAAAAGCTAAAACAAGAGTTTTCTCATCTTGGGTTAGGAGATGTCGTTCTACAGGCACATGCTGATAGTCTCGCCGCTATAGGACTTGTTACTGATGAGAACATCAACACTGTTGTTTCCGCACAAAAAGGATTCCTCGAAAACCTTCAAAAGACAAGCGACAAGCGCGTTACTGATGCTGCTGCTAAAGCTAAAGCCGATGCAAAAAAAGAGCTTGAGGCAGAAGAAGCTAAGAAGAAAGCCGAAGAAGAAGCCAAAAGACAGGAAGAACAGACAAAACATGAGAGAGAAAAGGATATGCCAGATTGGTACAAGGTAGAGAAAGAAGCTAATGAAAGAACAATCAAGGAATTGAAGGAAACTAACAAAGCACTCTTGGAGGGTTTTAATGGTATCAAGAAAGAGAATGAAACTTTCAAGGCTGAAAAGACTGCTACCGAACGGAACAATCTGATTATATCCAAAGCCAAAGAGTTGGGCATACCACAGTGGAGAATTGAAGAGGGCTTTTCAATAGCATCGGATGCTAATGAAGAAGCGATTACTTCTCATCTGACTACGGTAGCGAACAATGTCAAGGCGCAATTACTACCAGGCAATAAGAATTCATTTCCTCTATCAGACAATAAACCTGATAAGAATGAAGTGGATGCCATTGCCAAATCATTAGTTGGTTAATTAAAAGAAAAGAGAATGACAAAAGCAAATTTAAACAATGAAAGAGAGCAGGTAATTTTCGGTGATGATTCAATTGTTATCCAGAAATACATTTCCGGCATTAAAGGCGGCCGGACGCTCGACATGACGGGTTATCCGCTCAAAGTGGTAAAGTCCGGTTCTGTGGTAGTGACTAAGGATGGAGTTTATAAGCCTATGCCCTTGACTCCGAAAATGGAGGGTGAATCCGGTAGTCAAACAGAGGTGAAGGACGAAAACGGGAACACCGTATATGTGTACGGAAGTTTGCCGTCCGGGTTTAGCTATGCAGGAGTGCTGTATCGTACTATTCTGTCCGAGAATCCTGCAGCTTCAATCATGACATGGGGAGAGGTAAATGGTATTGCTGTTCCTTATCCTATGGATACTATTCTTTCGGCATTCAAAACTGCATGCCCGCATATTGATTTCATTAAAGACGAGGAGGCATAATAAATGGAAAAATCACTTTACTTAGAGTATGTTCAAAGGTTCTTCCCTCAGTTGGTCGTTTCCATCATTGAGAGATTGAACGAAAAGAGAGCTAATCAGCTTCCTTATATGTATAAGACGCTGCTTACCCCGGATTTCTCTGCTGATGGACGTTGGTCTAGTATTCTGGCTGAGTATAACCGGGTGGCTGCCGATGTCGTTTCTTTGGATTCCGAACTTCCGCTGAAGACTCGTGATTCTATCGAAACTGCCTCCGGTGAGATTCCGAAAGTTGGTATGAAGCTTTATCTGACTGAAAAGCAGATGAAGGACATTGACGCCATGATTGCACAGAATCTGCCTCTCAATCAAATCGTGAATAAGATTTTCAATGATCTCCCGCGCTGTCTTGAAGGCGTATGGGAGCGTATTGAAGATATGTTCCTTTCTGAGCTGTCAACCGGTATCGGTTTAAGCGAACGCAATAACGGAACCGGTGTCCGTATTGATATTGGCTATTACACTGCAAACAAATTCGGTGTCTCAGTTTTATGGAGTGACCCAGATACATCAAAACCTCTTGATGATATGCAACAGGTGTTTGATAAAGCTTTGGAAGACCAAAACACCATTACTGACATTTGGTTGGATGATGTTGCTTTGAAAGGATTCTATCAAAGTAAGCAGGTACGTGAGCAATATGCTTTCGATAACAAAGTTACTGCCCAGTCCGGTTCCAGTGTTCCGACATTGGATTTTGAAAAGGCTTCCCAAGTAGTAAAGACAAAATGGGATGTAACCCTTCATCGTGTTGCCCGTAAGATTAAGACTGAAATCAATGGTGTCAAGAAGTCGCATTCTCCTTGGCAACAGGGTATGGTAGTCTTTACTTGTGATGAGAAGCTGGGCTCTCTTGTATGGACTAATACCGCAGAAGCCACACGTCGGGTTGCCGGTGTTGAATACCAGGTGGCAGACGAGTTCGTTTTGCTGTCTAAGTACTCAAAGAATGACCCGTTGAGAGAATTCACTTCTTCTCAAGCTATGGTTGTTCCTATCATTAACAATGTCGACAGAATCTATACGTTGGACTCCAAAACTGTGCAGGGATGAAAGTAAAAGTAACAACTGTTTTTCGAGACAAGTTTACTCACCAGCTTTATAATCCTGGTGAGGTGATTGAAATAGAAGATGAAGCTCGTATTGAAGACTTGGTGAACCGCAAACTTGCTGAGCGTGTCGAAGTTCCCGAAGGAAAGAAGGAGGTTAAAATCTCCCTCTTTGAAAAGGAGTTCGAGAAGAAAGAGTTGGTTGAAGCATTGAAGTCTATCGGTGAAAAAGGTGCTATGAACATGAAAGAGGAAACTCTTTTGGCTAATGTTACGGCTTTGGACGAAGAAAAGACTTCGGCTTTGAAAAAGGCTTTAGGTATTGAGGTATGACGGTAAACGACTACATAAAACAGAAGTTCCAGACCTTCGGCATTCAGTTGTCGGAGGCTGACCTTTTGGATATGTGTCTAACATCGAAGATAAACGGAGAGGATGAGATAAACGAAGATTGCCACGATCGCGTCTCAGTGGCTATGGCTAAGTTTATCCCCTCTCTCCTACTCCGTGCCACTTCAATCAATGAAAGCAGCTTCTCTATGTCTTGGAACATTCAAGGCATTAAGGACTATTACTTGTTCTTATGTAAGAAGTACGGAATTGCCTTAGATGATGCAACCTCTGTTTTATTAGGATTAAATATAATTAAGGACATATCTAATCTTTGGTAATGTATTTTGCTCCACACATATTGCAGGTTAAGGTGATTAAGCCGATGGATAAGGATGAGTTCGGCAGACCGATACCCAGTACTGGCGGTGAAAGCTGGCAGGATGTATGCAAGTGCTGTTGCGATGATAACACCACGAAAGAGTTTACCTCTGATAATGGCTCTGTGTATCGTCCTAATTATCATGTAGTGTGCGAGAAAAGAATCACTATCAAAGCAGGGCAAGAAGTCCGTTGCATGGATGGTAAGAGTGTGAGAGGTCAAGGCGAGGTTTACACGGTGAAGTGTACGAACTACTTTAACTACTCGGAGCTATGGATGTAGATGCAGATTTTTCAGATGTAGACCAGTTCTTTCAAGGCGGAGAATGGGAAGTCGAGAAGAAAATGATTGATGTGGGAGATGAAGCTGTGAAGCACGCAGAGGAACATGGCGATTATCAAGACCACACGCTCACTTTGAGAACGTCCAATGATTACGATGTTGATAAAGATGGTTTAACTCTGAAAAACGAAGCGGAATACGCCTCCTTCGTGGAATCTAAAGGGTTTGATGTTTTAAGTGGTGCTGCATTATATGCGGAGAAACGATTAAAAGAAGAATTTGAATGATAGTAACCACCGACATAGGAAACATTCTTTATCGTGACTGCAAGACTTTCGGTATAGACATAGTGCCGGACGGTGAAACGCTGACAGGCGAATTGAAGTCTGAAAGAATTGTCATTCACGCGAAGAAGCAACAGCCGGGGACTTATTGGAAAAAGTCTTTCGCGGAAGTAAATCTTTGTGTTCCCGATTTGAGCGAGAATGAAGCTAACACCATCCGTCTGAATGAACTCGAAAGAGAAGCCAACAAGCGGTTTGATGACGTAGTAAGCTCCTATGACGGAACAACCTATCGTTACTCCATTGATTCAATCGGTACAGAAGCGGACACTGCTTTGAAGTGTCATTATGTGAATGTAAGAATTTTATTTGAAGTATTAAATGTAAAATGAGAAAATATGAAACCATTTATCGGAATTAAAAAGATTTGGTACGGTGCGGTTATTACTGCTGCCGTTACGCCTACTTCTTTGAAAACGTGGTTGGCTTCCGCTACGGAAGTGAAGAACTCCCATCAAGATACTTGGGGATATACTGAAGATGACCCGACCACGACTGATTACATCAATGAGTTGACCGGAAAGGTTTACTACAAGGATGTTACCGCCAAAGGTGCAAGAACTATGGCATTTACTATGGGAGAATATTCCTTTGAGGACAAGAAAGAGTTGCAAGGCGGTGAGCTTGTGAAAGACGGAGAAACAGTTGTTGGTTGGAATGAACCGGATGTCGCAGAGGTTATCAACAAAGCTGTTGTCGGTATGACCAAGACGGGTAACTACATTGTATTTACCAATGCCTCCATAATCGGTAAAGGTAACTTCGTTGAGAAGAATATAGGTCTGGGCGTTTCTGCCGTTGCCATGGAAAATCCAACTGCTAGTGTAGCTGGTGAGTACTGGCTTGATGGTGAAAAAGTGGATGCTCCTACAGCATAAATTTAAGGTAAAAAATAATGTTTTCAGGATGGCGGTGGGTGATTGCTCACCGCCTTTTTAGTTTCGACATGGAAAATAACGCATCAAAAATAGTAAGTGCAGCCGTTTTGGGGAAAGACTTTGAAACGGTGTTCGTGAACGGGAAAGCCTACGTAATCCATCCTCTCACTATTCATAAGATAGCCGGTGCCGGGTATTATCTCTCCGACTTGAAAGACGGGGTTACGGTAATGGATATGCTTCGTTCATTGAAAGATGTAGAAACAGCTTCTCGTGCTCTCTCATGGCTCATACAAGGCGATGAATATCTACATGAAGAATTGTCTCATGGGACATTCGATGAAGTGATAGAGGCATTGGCAACAGGACTTTCCATGATTTCTGCTGAAAATTTTTACAGGCTGTCAGTTTTAGCCAAGAACGTTGCTCTACTGACAGCAAAGCAACGGTCGTAGGAAACGTCACGTTATTAGGTCAAATTGCTACGTTCATGGAGGTTTTACATCTAAGTTACGATGAAGTTGTATTTAAAATTCCATATCGCAATTTGATTATCATGCAAAAAGACAAGCTTCATACGGTCTACGGAGAAGTCATGGAGGAGGTTTCAGAGGATGAATTTTTTAAAACTAAAGGTAGGAATCCATTAAAGTAATAAATATGGCTGAATTATATTGTTTAACTTTTAAAAATTAAAGCTGAGTTAGAAGAAGAAAAAGTTTAGATGATTTAGCGGCTCAAAGAGCACGAATCGCATTTAATTACCAAAACACCCCCGATAGTGTGTTTGGAAAGCGTATGGACAGAGTAAACTCTGCGTATAAACAATATACGTCTAATATACGCAAGAGATTAAATACGTCGGCGAAAATAACCGATAGTCAGTACGCCCGTAAGTTCTCTCGTAGGTCTTACATGGGACTGAATGGTGGGTAAAGAAAAAGCCGGAGAAATCCGGCTTTTAGATATATTTCATTTGAGAATGTACTTTTTATGAAAGCAAACGTATATTTTTGTCATTGATTATTTGGGCCTTATTGGTAGCTCTAATAATTATTTTATCATTGATTAGAATATCTAAAATAGATTCTTCAACACCGTTATGTTTAATAGGAAATACCCATGAATTGAATCCCTCCATAAGATTAGGAAATGAGATGATAGCATGTACAATTTTGTCATTAGCAATAATTCCTTTATTCCTAAAATATGCGACAGTAGCTTTAATTTGTTCAATCATACAATATGGGTAATTTGCTGCTGGCTTTTGTGCTGCTGAAATATCTTTTGCATATTTTGTTTCGATAAATAATACCCACTCTTCTTGATCACAATTTATTGGAAAGAGTACACATTCACATTGTTTTGAGTATGTACTATTTGTCATAGGTAAGGCATTATCTAAGAAACCATCAAAGAAAATATGAATGCTTTTTTCGTTACTTAAATGTACCGAATTTATGATGGAATTCTTAGCTCCTGAGATTTCGACCTTACCTCCATTAGTATTTTTCCAATCAACAATGTATAGATTCGGATTATAGATAGAACAAATTGAATGTTTGTGTTTGCATCTACGGAATTTATTCAGTAATCTATTTTTCATTGCTATTTGGGGTAAAATAGTTAAGCATTGTGTAATATTCATCCATCGTTTCATTCATTATTTCATTAAAATAATGTTTCCCAATACTATTAGTATGGGGCTCTTGTATGGAAAATATTTCACCATCTTTAATTTGCCATACAGAAATTAATTTAGGATTAATCCATGAATTGTGACTTTCTAAAGAATTTGCAATATCATTTGGCATATTATCCTTTACAAGCCAACCCATTATACAATTATTTAATGAGTAGAGTATATATGGACTATGTGTTGTTAAAAATAAGTTATGCTCTTTCTCTTTTATGGCGTTTATTATAAAGTATAGTAACTCTTTTTGTGTGGAAGGAAATAAGTTTAGTTCAGGTTCTTCAATGAATAAACTACTATAATTGGTCTTTGTGAAATGAGAAATATAGTTGGTTAATGAGTTTATAAATTCCTTGCCTTTTATAGGGATAGAAATCTTCTTATCTGTCTTTTCTACTTTTAGGATAGTACTTATATATTTAATCACCTCATCTTCATTCTTTGTGTCAACTTCATTATCAATAACATCAGATAAAGCCTTGTTTAGTATGAAGGTCACCAACCTTTCATTTCTTTCTTTGTCCTCAATATTGGTATCTATTTTTTTTTCATAAATAGATTTGGTAAAGTAATTAATCAAAATATAGAGTGGAATCATAGATTGTTGACCACTAGAGGCATTTATTAATTGAATCTTATTGCCATCTAATGTTTCTAAGAAATCTACATCTTGACTTTCATCATAAAAGTATTTTATTTTTAAATAATCAATGTTTAGATTATTCTCTGGAGAGTATATCTTCCTGGCCATATTCCAGTCAGACATGAAATTAAATATATTGTTTTTAGGTAAGTTTACTTGTTTCCAATCTGCAATCATAGATACAATATTACGTTCTGCTGGTATATAAGAAATCTTAGTTCTGATATAATCGTACTGATTAACCCATTCGAATGTGGGAATCTGTTTATTATATACAAATATATATTTTATTACTTCTGAAGTATATCTAATTTCTGAATTACTAGAAAAATATCCTTCTAGTTTATGGAATGTTACTAGATTTTCCAAGAAATTATTGTCTTTCATGAAGTAGTCAAAAGATTGATCTAGGGAAACTTTCTTTTCTACCCATGAGCAAAAGCATGCAATTTTGTTAATAGTACTTTTACCTGAGCTTTGCGGACCTATGATTACATTTATTTTATTTAGTGTAATATCTATATCTTTTATTGGTCCTATGTTCTTTATTATTAATTGTGCCATTGATTATAGGGTTAGTTTATTATGCAAATATAGTGTTATTATATCATGGAATAACAATGTCTGCCATTATTTGTTATTCTTAGTGACTTTATATTCATAAAATTATAAATTATCCGCTAACTTCTTAATATCCTCCTTGCTGTTGATAACATGAGTGTTATCACCGATGCGGACGACGCCGATTACTTCGTCGGAAGAAGATTTTTCAAATAGGTCTGTAATTTCAACTCCGAGGGCATCCGCTATCTTAGAAAGGGTTTCAACGGTTGGATTGCCTTTGGATAATGTATTAGCCAATGTTGAACGAGCTACTCCTATCTTATCGGCTAAATCTTGCAATGTTATGCCCTGCGACTTACAATGTTCGGTTATTCTTAAATTCATAATCGTGTACTTTAATTTTATGCAAAGGTACGTTTCTTTGTGCTTTATACTATTATAATAGTATTAAATAAGGTTAATATACTAATTAAGTAGTTCTTTTTGCTTTGCGTTATACTATTTAAGTAGTATGTTTGCATCATCAAAGTAGAACAAAATAGTATAAACACTAAATAATTAAGATTATGAAACGCTACAACTTATCCCAAATCATGAAAGACGCTCATCGCTTCTACAGAAGTAATTCAAGAATGGGCAGAACCTTTGGTGAATGTCTGAAACTCGCTTGGGCTTGGGCTAAAGACGCTATCAAGTTTAAAGAAGAACGTGAAGCTAAGATAAAGGCTATGGTAGCTAATTACAAGCCCGCAGAGCATACTTCTCATGTCGAGAGTAGACTTACTTGGTCTGACTGCTACAACGTGAATAGTAAAGGCTATATGGGTGCTCAATATTGTGGTGATTAAATAGAATATAAACACATAAAATATAAGGATTATGACACGTATTAATTTAGAAGAAGTAAAGAAGCAAGCCGTTCATGATGGCATATTAGAGGCTATATGCTTGCTTAGAGAGACGAGAGAGAAAATATACACCTTGCTCGAAGATGAAGATGTGACCGATGTTATCAAAGCAGAAAGCACACTCACTCACATGACAAGTTCTCTTTGTGACTTCACTTACGACTTGTGTGAGATAATGGGTATAATCTTCTCGGATAAAGCTGATTTAGCGATAGGCAAAGCTTTAAAAGCAGGCAAGTAACACGATTATCCAAAGGCAGCTCGCACGACTTTAAAGGCTGCCTTTTAATAATTGCAAAATAATCAAAGAGTATAGTTAAAAAGAACACTATTTTCTGCAAAAGTGAGGTTTTGACGCAAAAGTAAAATATGCTAGTTTTTGAGGGTTTGCATGTTATGAAAAATCTCCTCACATTTGCAAAAAAGATAATGAGGATGTCTCGCGTGGCTGCCAGGCATAATGAAGATATTTTTAAAGCTCTATTCGAGTAACTATCAGGCAGCCACATTTTGATAGTGAAAAAATGGAGCTTTCTCTTTTGTATGATTCTAAGCGTAGATAAGTATGAAAGAGGGTTCAGCAAGAGCAGTTAGGTGCGTATTGGGTTCGATTCCCTGCTTGCTACAAAGCATCACAAAAAAGACCTCTTACACAAAACGTAAGTTGGTGGTGCACTACGTTGAGAATATGAGGCCGATAAACTTAATAGTACAAAGATATGGAAAATTTAAATGAATTGATTCCTATTGAGGAAAGTAATGGCAAAAAAGCTGTTAGTGCACGTTATCTGCATACTTTCTTGGAAAGTAAGCAGGAGTTTACAAACTGGATTAAAAATCGTATTGACAAATATGGGCTAATTGAAAATATAGACTATCAGGTTTTTGATAACTTTATCAAAAACCCCAATGGAGGGAGACCTTTAACTGAATATGTCTTATCTATTGATGCCGCTAAAGAATTATCTATGGTTGAAGGTAATGAAAAGGGTAAACAGGCGAGACGTTATTTTATAGCTTGCGAGAAAATTGCAACATCAGACTCTTATGCTGTACCTAAACTTCAAGACCTTACTGCTGCCCGGATGATGGCAGCAGACTACACTATCAAAACTTTGAACTTAAATGAGGCTTCAAAGCTGCCATTGATTAAAGCAATAAATGAACCTCTTGGACTACCTACTCCGGATTATGTAGAATCGAAAGGAGTACTGATTACAATGACACAAATTGTAGAAGGTACTGGTATTAGCCCTCAGAAAGCAAATAAAATACTTGCTCAATATGGCATACTTGAAAGCCACACAAGAAAAACAAGTAAAGGTAAGGATAAGGCATTTTGGGTTATCACTGAACAGTATAGCGATTGGGGTGAAAATGAGGTTCATCCACAAAGTCAAAACGAGGTTCAAGTGAAATGGTATGAGCATAAAAGAAAGGAAATATTATTATTGATAACCAACAAAATAGCTGCATAATTATGGCAAGAGGATGTTTTTATGATTTATTTTCTCATATAGAGGATAACAGTAATCTTGCGAACCTATTTAATAAAGTACTGCATGAATTAGAGACTGTAAGAATCATGTCAGCTCCTTCTACATTTGAAATAGAAAAGAAGGGAGAAAACTGCGCATATCTATTTTACGAGAGTTGTCTTTGGGAAATGTACATGCATGGAGTTATTGATAAATTGAATCGTTGGAAAGATATTCTCAACGAATATGAATCCGAATTCGGGTCAAGTTGGCAATACTATGCTTCAGCTAAACGTCTTGAATCCATAAAAGAATACGGTGGTAAAGGTGAAGACTACGACAGTGAGGGTAATATTAGGACAGTAAACTTATCCGATGAAGATTTAAAATATTATACGGTTATCAGAGACTTAGTTCAAGATGACTGGCGGGATATTGTTCAGGAAACAAAGCCGGAGCATCTTGACGGATTATGTTCAGCCTTACAAACCAATGCAAGAATTTCTGTAACAGATATCTTTAAGCAGGCATTTGGTACAGAGATCCCAACTTATAAAGAAGACGAGAGCGGCAATATGATACCTATGACCTTCTCCGACAAAACTCTATCAAAGGCAGCTGATGAAGTACAGGCGGAAAATTTATCTACTATGATGTTATATGTCTGTCACTGCCTCCAGTTTATCATTGGGAAGATAAGAGCACTGGATAGATATAAAAACAATAAAGATGAATTACTCTCTATACATAAGGATGTGGAGTGCTTATTAAACACAGACTTTATTGGGATGGATATTTTTAACGAAATTCTAAAATGAGTAAGCTATGGAAGAATTAATTTTATCCAAGTATCAAAAGCATTGTGAGAACAATAGTATCATAATGCAGCAGCCATCTGGCATAGAAGTAAAACGCAAATATGCTTATTTATTCAATAGCAAAAGGATTATTGCACGATATGTTCTGAAGACCGGTAAGTTTATTTAAACAATAATGCGCACCTCATTAAGTTGGGGTGCGCATTATCTTTATCAATTATTTCATCATATCGTTCAAAACATCTATTCTTTGCTTGAATTTTGATATTGTCCAAGTTTCATCTTTTGTTAGTCCTTTTATATTTACTCCGCAGTTAAAATTTTCACAGAATTCAGAATTAGGAGAACTTTTATGCCCATTTTGACAAATAAATTTCTCTTGTTCTTTACCTAGTAGTCCTCCTTTTACTACTTCTATTTTTCCTGTATTAGGGAGTGAAGCTAGTATATTGTATATTTCACTCATAGCTAAAATATCCTCTTTTCGATAATAGTCTGTATTAGTTAAAAGTAGATCTATGGCTAAATGACAATCCACTCGGCATAACGACAAAAGATTAGTCGGACTGAATAAATTACAATTGGTAATAAGAGCTTTTATTTCTTTTTTATTAGCCTCATATTTTGAATAGACTTTATCAACTACTTCACCTTTAGGAAGTAAGGATAAATGTTTTTCAATAAAATGGATGTTCTCTTTATAGGTATCATATCCTTTATAATATGCAACATATCGATCTAATAGATTGTTAATAATATCTATTTGAGGGTTTTCTAATAAGAATTCGAACCATTGTTCCTTTAGGTCTGCACCATGATTTATTTGGGATATTATATATCTCCTTTTTATTTCTTTATCAAGTTCATCTTGGGCTATTATACTATTACTAATTGCAGTTTCTGAACAATCATCTTTATATTCAATAATGCAAGCAGTACCTAATACAGACACCATGAACATAGATTTGTCCTTGCCAGAAATCTCATCAAAATCAACTTTAAAACCTATAATGGCATTAGCGCCTATGTTTAATGCTTTTTGTTTTAATTCTTTTGATGCTTCATTATATATTATTTCAAGTTTTCTTTTATATGAATCGGAACGTCCTCCAAAAAAATCAGTCAATGAAGCTGCAAAATCAGAAAATATATTCGTACCTATTACAATGTTAGAACAAATTGTGTCTATATATTTTTTAATAGGGCAACCTTCTATATTATTAGTCGTGGATATAATAAATTCGTTTTTCATAAATAGTGTATTTAATGTTGATATTGCAGCAAAAATAGCCTAAAATCAAATCAGTTCAAACTATTTCACGACAATTCTTCCAATGTCGTACTTTTGCAATCTATGAAATAGTAAAATAAGCTTCTAATATCTACATTCACAATTATTTTATCACAATCGGCTTATTGCGACTTTTTTGTTGTAAAATAGTCATGTATAGATTTAGATATACCGTAATTTTAATAGTAAATAATTAAAAATAAGAATAAAATGGGAAAGCTCGTATTTCGCGTGGAAGCGGATTGGGAAGAAGTTGTAAGACTTCGCAATGAAATAGAGAAGTTAAAGAGTACGTTGAAGAATATGGATAGCACGCAATCCCCTGCTGCATTCAAAACTCTGAACACTCAACTTGCCGCATCCACTCAACGAATGGATGAGTTAGTAACCAGTGCTGCTAAAGCTGGAGCAGAAATGGAGAATGGTTTCAAAAAGAAGATATTTGATGCCTCACAGTCCGTCAACGGGTTTACTGAAAAGATTATCGTTCAAAAAAATGCTATCGGCACTTTACAAACAACAATTCGTAAAAATAAGGAATTGTATAAAACGATAGTATCAAGAGGCGGTGAAGATAAATCATTACTAAATCATATCAGAGAGCAGGAAAAAGCTCTTGGAAAAGAAAGGGATGCGCTTTTTAAACTTACCCAAGAGCAAGCCAACGCCCGTTTATCTGTAAAGAAACTCCGTGATGAATACGCTCTGTACAAGAATGACGGGAAGCAAGTTATAGAAACGACTAATGGTATTGCCATTTCATGGAAGAAAGCATTAGGGGTTATCGGGGGTGCTGCTGCTATAAATAAGTTTATTTCTGATCTGGTAAATGTCCGAGGCGAGTTTCAGAAAACTCAAATATCCTTTGAAACTATGCTTGGCAGTAAAGAAAAGGCGGATAAGCTGATGGCTCAAATGGTGGAAACTGCTGCCAAAACACCTTTTGACCTTCAAGGGGTTGCTGATGGAGCTAAACAGTTACTCGCTTATGGTACAGAAGCTAAAGATGTGAATGATACCTTGATACGATTAGGCAATATCGCTTCCGGACTTTCCATACCTTTGGGAGACATGGTTTATCTATACGGAACAACCCAAACACAGGGCAGACTCTTTACTCAAGATGTCCGGCAATTCATGGGGCGTGGTATTCCTCTTGTGAAAGAGCTTGCGACCATGCTTGGTAAAACGGAGGAAGAAATCAACAAAATGGTAACTGCTGGGCAAATAGGCTTTCCCCAAGTTGAAGCTGTTATCAAGAAAATGACTGATGAAGGTGGTAAGTTCTATAACCTTATGGAGAAACAGTCAGAGACATTATCAGGGCAAATAAGTAATCTCGGTGATGCCTGGGATAGAATGCTTAACTCCATAGGAGAAGATACACAAGGATTGACATCTAAGACTATTTCTATGGCAACTTCTATTGTGGAAAACTACGAAACTGTCGGCAAGGTATTAGCTGGATTAATAGCAACCTATGGAACTTATAGAACAGCAGTGATGCTTGTTACTGCTGCCGAAAGCAAACATACTCTTGTCGAAATCGGTCTTACTAATGTCCGTGTAATGGCAAGAAAGGCGCAACTAGCTTTGAATGCGGCTATGCTGACTAATCCTTATGTGTTGTTAGCAGTGGCAGTTGGTGGACTTATAACTGTTAACCTCACCTTACTTGAGACAACGCGTCAGTTGAAAGCGGTTGAAGATGATTATAATAAAACAAAAGATGAAGCAATAGCTAAAGAGCGGAAACTTAAAGCTGAAACTGATAAAAATTTGTCTGTTGCAGAAAATTATAAGGCTGCTACAGAAGACAGAAAAGATGCTCTTGTCCGGTTGATACAGAAATATCCGGCTATTTTCGAGAAATACAAGACAGAAACAGAAATGCTTCAGCATATACTTGATATCCACAAAGAGATAGACAAGTATGAAAAGAACAAATCTGTAACAAATCCTCAAAATGAACTGGCTAACGTAAATAAGCAAATTGCTGATTTAGAAAAACTTGCTAAACAAAGATATCATGGTGGTAGAGGGTTAACAAATGCTGAGAATACTAAACTGGAAATGCTGAAAAATAAGCGTTCAGAATTAGAAGGTTCTCTCAAAAAAGAGGAAACAGATGCTATATTAGCAGATTTGACAGGGTATTCCAATTCACAAATAGAAGCAGCAATAAAGGACAGGGAACGTCTTTTAGCTAAGATGCAGTTAAAAGGAGTTAGTAAAGGAACTATCACGGGTAATAGTTTTCTTTCAGTGACATTCTCTAAAGAAGAATTGGAAGGGCAAAAGAAACTGCTTGAGGTAGCACTTGTAAAACCTTCTACCTACAAACAAGATCTTGCCAAAGCAAAAGAAGATTGGGAGAAAGCAAAGAAAGGGTACGAAACACTTTTGAATGATCAAAAAGCTACATCTGAACAAGTGAAGAATGCCCGTAACGAAATGCAGGCTAAAGAGAAATCCTACAAGGATTTAGGCGGTATTACAGGTAGTTCATTAAGCAAACAGGAGAATCAAGCCGAAAAACTCCGCCAGCAAACAGAGAAATACAATCTCCTCCTTGATAAACAAGCATTGGAACAAAAGCGTTCTGCCGAAGACTTGCAGATGAAAGTTGATGAAGCTCGTATCAAAGCTATGGATGAAGGTTCTAAGAAAACCATTGCCCAGATGGAACTCAACTTCGAGAAAGAGATGCATGCTATAGACCGGCAGAAAGAGGATGCTTTGCGAAAGAAAATTGAAGATGCCCGTGCTGCCTGGGAAGCAAATCCGAAAAATAAGGGAAAGTCATTTGATGCTACTGGAATTAAATTGTCTGATGATGAAAGTAAGTACTTTGATGAACTTTATAAAGTTGCTATCATTTCCTTTGAAAAGGGCAAAAAAGAACTTAGTGATAAGCAGATTCAAGCTTGGCAAGAATACTTCATTGAATTTGGTAACTATCAAGAGAAGCGCAAGAACCTTATCCAGAAGTACGATGATGAAATAGCCAAACTTCAGTCAGACAGTCCTGAATATGCCATTAAAGTAGCTGAAAAGAATCAAGCTGTAGAACAACTAGATGAACAGTTTGGTAAATCCGCAAAGGCTATGGCTGACCTATTTGAGGATGCAAGCAATAAGTCTGTCTCTGCTATTCAATCTATCATTGACAAGTATGAGATGCTTATCAAGTATATGTCCGGTTCTGATAAGGATATTACTATTGGTGATTTAAAGGATATTGGTTTTACAGACAAGGATATAGAAAATATTGAAAACGGTAAAATCAGCATTAAAGATATCACCGATGCAATCAAAGGATTAAAAGATGAATTAAAAGGAAAGTCTCCGTGGTTGTCATTTAAATCAGACATAGATAAAGGTGTTGATGCGATTAAGAAAGCCGGTGGAGATTCCAAGAAAGTAGGTCAAGGTATTACTGATATAGGGAATGCTATTACATCATTCTCCCCCGCATTGAAAGAATTTGGTGCCGACATCGCTAATATCTTCGGGATTGATGATTCTAATATACAAAGCGCCATAGATGGAATTAGCGGATTAGGACAAACAGCTTCCGGTATCGGACAGATAATGTCCGGTGACATTGTTGGTGGAGTAATGAGTGCTGTTTCCGGTATCTCACAGGTGGTAAATGCCATGGGCAGTTTGTTTGGTTCTGATGGTACTGCTTACTATGAAAAGATAAAAGAACAACTTGAAGCAATCAATTCTGTTTATGATAGAATTATTGATAAATCGAAAGAAAATATCACTTTTGGTGGAGGTTTTACGTCCATAGATGCTGCTTCTACAGCTTTAGATAACTATGAGAAGAAACTTCTGAACTTGCAAAAGATTGCAGACGCTTCCGGGCGTGCAGGTGCTTCTTGGAATCACCATTCCGCAGAATGGCATTCTAATAAGAATGTAGGCTCCGATAACTTTGCCCAAATGAGTGAAATTATCGGTAAATCCATAAAATCAATGGATGACCTGTATTATCTAAGCGGTGATGAACTTTATCTACTCATGAGCCAAATGCCGGAGGCTTGGAGTGCTATTGACAGTCGTATCCGTGAGAACCTTGAAAGTATTGTTGACTGTAAGGATGAAGCTAACGAACTAAAGGATGCACTCAATGAAGCTATTACGGGGGTGTCTTATGATAGTTTCTATAGTGGATTCATTGACCAACTCTCTAACATGGAGACATCTTACGAAGATATGTGTGATAACTTCGAGGAATATCTTCGTAAGTCAATGATGGCAGGACTGGTTGCAGGACAGTATAAAGATCAAATACGCAAGCTGTATGACAGTTGGGTTGCCGCCGGTTCCGATCAAAATTATACTAAAGAAGAAATTCAAGAACTACGCAATGCCAGAGATGAATTACTCCAAAGCATGATCACCGAAAGAGATAATATGGCTGAGATCTTTGGGTGGGAATCATCATCTTCTACTTCTCAATCATCCACATCAAGAGGGTTTGGAACTGAAATGACACATGAGGATGCAGGAGAATTAAGTGGCAGATTCACTGCTTTGCAGATAGCAGGGGAAGAAATAAAGAATCAGAATATAAAGCAGACTGATTTACTCTCATCCATCAATGAAAAAATATCATTGATGGACTTGACAAATGAGAATATACCTCAATTAGTGGCTAATGTTCCCGATTTTGCCGGACAGACAAAAGAAATTGCTACGAACAGCTATCAGCCACAAGTGAATGTCATATTCCCGGATGTCAAGATAGACGTTTTAACAGCCGAGGTTTCCACTTTGAAAGGTATTGTTGATGAAATGCGTACTTTCCAAATAGAGAAGTTTACTGATGTTGCAGAGGGGGTGATTAAAGATAGCATAAATAATAACATAAAAAAGGCTTTGTAATTATGAAAGGGGACTTATTGATAAACGGAAAAGATGCCTTCGACAAGTGGGGCGTAAACATGGGAGATAACTTTTTGAATGCACTTTTGATGCCACCTCCAGTAAAGGATTACATTGAAAATAAAAGTCGGTTAGAAAATGGAAAAAGGCTTAGTTTAAACAATGAAAAGGTTGACGAAAGAGATCTAAACCTTACCTTTACCATCCAAGGTGATAATCAGGTAGACTATATCTCTAAATTTAAGGAGTTTATGGCAGAAATGGTTTCTGGACTCGTGGAAATAAAAATTCCTATACTTGGAAACGATATCTATCGCGTGTATTACAAAAATGCAACATCGTATGCTATGAGTGTTGACCGCACATTTTCGAAAATAGCCATGAAAGTATGCGAGCCAAATCCAAGCTCGGAAGGACGAAAGTAGGACTTATATGGGAAATGCTAATGGGTAAAGAAAAAGCCGGAGGAATCCGGCTTTGATTAAAGATATATTGCTGTTTATTGTATTGTTCTTTAGAGTGCCATTAAATGCTATAAAAAATATTCTTTATATTGAGCAAATGCAATCTTGATTATTTCCATATAATCAATATCTGTTGTTTTTGAGGAATTGTTTATATCAATATCTACTAATCCAAACTCTCTTAATTCATTAACTGTATAGTTAATATTATAAGCAGAATAATTACCCATACGAAAACGATTTTGAGAGAAATCTGCCAAGATAAGAAATATTTTAAAAAAACTATCTTTAGTATTTTCGTCCAATTCTATCTTGCATTCTTTTAAATTTGATATTGCTGTTTCCATATCGGCGAATGTACTAAACATGCTTCTAATAAAATCAAATATACTTACCGGTATTATATTGTTAGCGTAGTATCTTTTATTGCCAATGCGTATAAAACGTTCATTGTGATACTTTTTATCACAGTACTTTATTAGAGTTCGCACATTTATAGCTTTATTTCTTATTAAAGAGGAAAGTATTGTTTCGCATGCCTTATAAGCCAAATTAGACGTATCATTTATGCCTATATCTTGAGATGATTGAATTGAAGCAAGAATATGCATGACGGATTTAATTATATTCTTTGTATTGTCAAAATGATAAACATCAGTACTATAGAATTTGTCAATGTACCCATTAAAATCTACATTAATGCCATATTTAGCTCTGTATATGTTTTTTATATTATCAATATCACAAACTATAATTGTTTTATCAAACTCAAATTTATGCTCATTTGTTCCATAAAAATTGTCATGAGCAGATAACACATTTAATAGCCTGAAAATATGTTCTGGATCTATTCTATCTAAATCATCAATTATTAATACTACCTCTTTATTATCACTTTTTAAAGAGTTTATCAGAGAACGAATTAGTTGTGTAATGGCATTATCTTCGAAAATTGTACCGGATTGTTTAGTATAACTTTTAAGGAACCTAACAGCATCATCCTCTTCATCAATCGAAATTTCTTTTTTATAATCCTCTATTTCTTTTTTGAAATTGATGATTTTTTCAAGAAAATCAGTTCCAAGCTTGATTTTTTCAATCATTTTGAGAAGATTAGCAAGTAGCTTGTTTGAAGATTTCAATATATACATTTGTGTTGCCAATGAAAAAGAACATTCTTCTTTATTAAAACTTGCTCCTACACGAATTAACTCAAAAAGAATATCTATTTTTATATACTCAAATATATCTTCATTATTTGAAACAATATAGTTTATGGGCATTAAGTATACTGGAATGTATTTATCATTTTTAGCAAAATACCGTTTTAAGAAATAAGTTTTTCCTATTCCAAATATACCAGAGAAAATTATATTCCTATTATCATCTTCAGATAAAAAGTTGCCAAAGCGGGTTTGTTCGTCTTTTATTTCAATTTCCATATCTATTTATTTTATGCTCCATCCTCTGTTTAGCGACTGTATGAGGCGTTTGGAGGTTAAAAGGTAGGCATTCTTGCTTTTTGATTAATTAAAAATTCCATCTTGTGTTAGCTCACTTATTTTAAATGTTTGTATACCAAGTCCAGAATAGCCTCCAAACAAACAAGCGACATGTTCTCCTTTTATTTGATCTACAGTTAGTATTCCATATTTCTGAAATAAAGTCTCGTCAATGGGACGAACTCGACTTCCTTTTGATATTGACCAAGCAGTACAAGGAATGTAATTAGAAGAAGGTGGTTCTATTTCTTTGGTTGGTTCTTTCCGGAGCATAGACTTAAACCACTCAGTAATTAATTTAATACCATCTCTTAGCTGAGGAATAGCCATTACTATTCCTGCTAAAATAACAAGAATGGCTATAATCCAATTATCTAACAAGTAATTGATTATTGTGTCGTGTTTTGTTGCATTTACCATATTTTATTCTTCCATCTTAAACTTCGTCCCATAGCTAGGGCAGGTGATTAATCTTTTGTTAATTCAAATTCAATCTATAATTGAAGAAATAGTATCAAAACAATTTATTGATTTGCTCAATAATTCTATTGATCGCTCCCTTCATATCTCCATTTCTATCCCATCCCATACCATAAGCCCCTCTGCAAGATGCAACAGGTTTTCCAGTCATATAATCCACGAAATTCACACTAACAACCGATTCTTCATCATTCTGTGATGCAGAGAAACGGACAAGTAGTAGCTGCTCTTTTTGTTCTGATGATAATTCATTAATTCGTTTATCTCCAATCATTGTCAATCTTGTAGATTCTAATGCATCATAAATTTTCACCTCGATATCCATCAGAGCTGCGGAACCATTATAATTCATAATATCAGTTAGTGAAGCATATTTATATTTTTCGAGGTTGGCTGAATTAGAAACAACAAATTTACTTGTCGTACATGAAATAAGACAAATTGCGAATACAATTAATAATAAACTGCTTTTTTTCATACATTATATTTTTAAAGGCTATCCGCTAACTTCTTAATATCTTCCTTGCTCGTAACCTTGTGGATGGTTCCATCTAATTCTATGTAGATGTTGGTTTCTCCTTTTACGTTAAACAGGTTCTAAAAGAGCACTCCTTCAGAGGTGGGAGTATGTCAAACAATAGACAATGATGTTTTTTTCATCATATCACCCATTTCAGACAAGGCAATAGACAATGTGTGAAGCTCCTCACTGGTAAAATCCACAGGTTTACCATTTACAATACTTCCATTTATACGTTGGTAAAGCCATTGCCGAGTTTTGCCAAAATAATGTTCAGCAATGTAAGACATAGAAGCAAAACTCATTACCTTTTCAAGATACTGTTTTCTTTTAAGAATTACAGTTAACTTTTCAGCTTCTGCTACAGCTTGCCGAGCACCTTTTGCAAACTCATCCAGAAACTCACTTCTCTCAGAAGGAGACAAAGAATCCAAAAACGCTTTAAAACGTTTCTTGTGGTCTAACTTTTCTTCATCCGTAGTAGATCTGATAAAATCTTCTTTCCACTTCTTAAGTTCATTTTTTGCATCCATAAGCTATCTGTTTTTTATTAAAAATCAGTAGCCCCCTTATGGGGGACTACCTTTTTCTTTCAGCTTGCTTTGGGCATCAATCAAGTCATCTAAGGCATCATTGACACTTTCTTCAAGCTCCTCATCTGAAAGCCATTCAGTTTCCAGAATGGAATCCCAATGAAGGGAAAAGAAACTGAGGTCTTGCTCCGCAGCTTCAATCCGAGCCTTTAGCTCTTCATCGTCATCACACATTGTGCACTTTGTCATAATGACAATGCAAATATAATAACCATTTGGTAATTATCAAAGGAGTTGCTCATAAATTTATGAAAAACTTAATATTAGAAAGATTATTATAAGGTTATCCAAGCTTTATAGTGATAATTAAAGTGAAAAGTCACTTCGCTAGTTGCTACAAGACCACCACCGAAGAATTAACTTACACGATTAAAATAAGGCAGTCAGCACGACTTTTAAGGCTGCCTTTTAATTAATTCACGACATTGATTTTATTGTCGTGTATAGAAGCTCTTATTTTTAGGGCTTCTTTTTTTTATCTCCGAACTTTGAAGGCATGGAACTAATCGACATCAAAGACATATCAGGCACTCTCCTACTAACTACCATCATCAACGAAGGTAGCAAGCGGAAATTCATGCTAATGAAGGAGGACTACATCATGTTGAAGTTCTCCCTTGAAGAGCCTATATACTTCAAGCTAGGTGACTATGTGGAAGATTCTCGATTCGGAAGATTTGAGATATGCGACATTCAGAAGCCAAGGTTCAACAGCTCCACTGCCGGTTATGATTATGAACTGAAACTTGATGCCCACTACTGGAAATGGAAGAACAAGATATTCAAATTCACCCCAGAGGTCGGAGGACAAGAAGCGTCTTGGAACCTCACTGCTTCGCTGGATACCCAGTTGGGTGTATTCCTCAGAAACTTACAGGCTCTTGGCTATACTTACAAGGGGACGAATTTCGAGTTCTCCATTGACAGCAGTGTGGAAAATAAATCCATGCTGATGTCTTATGACAACACTAATCTATTGGATGCGTTGTCTAAGATGGCAGAAACATGGGATTGTGAATGGTGGGTAGAAGACAATCAGATCCGCTTCGGACGTTGCGAGTTCGGTGATCCGGTTGATTTCGAGATCGGAAAGAACGTGGAAGAAATGACACGCTCTGACAGTAAGACAGAATACGCGACCCGTATTTATGCCTTTGGCTCAACTCGCAACCTGCCGACTAACTACCGCCCGGTAGATGAATCAGTGGTTGTGAATGGCGTTGTACAGAAGCGTCTTATGTTGCCTGTTGGCACTCCGTACATTGATGCTTATCCGGGTATGAGGACAGAGGAAGCCATCGAACAGGTGGTTGTATTCGATGATATATATCCGCGCCGGATAGGTACTATGTCGGATATTACCACGCACGAATACACGAATAAGATAGAGAATGCAGACGGAACGACAACAGAAGAGAAATGGGATGCTTACCGTTTCAATGATTCAGGTATCGTATTTTCAAAAGACTATGTGCTTCCCGGTGAGGAATTGAAAATAACCTTTCAATCCGGTAGTTTAAATGGAATGACTTTTGCTGTAACCTTCAATCCCTGTGACAAAGAAGGCGGTGAAGAAGAAATTCCGGAGAAGCTGGAAGACGGTAGCTGGAATCCTGCTGCACAGGTTTGGGAAATTGTCCGTAACGATGATTACGGACGCAACCTGCCGGGTGATGTCCTCATTCCTGAGAATGGTGATACTTATGTTCTATCCGGTTTCGATACCAAGTTCGTATCGGTACAGATGCTACCCGATGCAGAGCAGGAATTGAAGGAAAAAGCTGAAAAGTACATAGCCAAAACGCAGATAGACCCTTCTACCTATGACGCGAAAATGAATCCTTCTTATATGTTTGGCATCAATCCCGAAACAGGAGAAGAAGATGAAAACTTTAAAAAGCATTTTGCCGCCGGTGACCGGGTGAATCTTATCAATCAAGCATACTTTGAGAACGGAAGACAATCACGTATTATAGGCTTTGAGTATAACTTGGATATACCTTGGGATCATCCTGTATATACAGTAGGTGAAACAGCCTCTTATTCGCGTATCAGCGACTTGGAAGACAAGGTTGATTCCTTGACACTGAAAGGACAGACCTATACTGGTGGAGGTGGTAGCGGTGTGTATGTGATTGGCACGAATGATTCGACAGTCCCTACAAACAGAAATGTTTTCTCAGCTTTAAAATCACTCTATACTTTCATTAGAAAGGATATTGACGATATTGTAAAAGTATTCCTCACTTTCTGGAAAGGAATAAAAATCGGCAAGAAGTTTATTCCCGGTTGGATTGGTAGCGGCGGTGCTTTCTACGTTGACGAGAAAACTGGTAAAACAAGGCTCGAAGTGGACGAGGTGTTAGCCCGTGACCGTTTTGAGACGATGGAGTACCGCTTTAACCGCATTGATGTAATAGACGGTGAGCAGTGGAGCACGTTTGCTTTTGGCAAGATAAAGTCGGTGGATGTGGAGAATCAGATTGCTTATCTTGACTTGGTGGATGGTGAACTGATGAGTTCGCACGTAGGGGACATTAACCGTGGCATGTTCCATAATCTAAAGGGGGATAACGCTACGGGTGAAATAGTGGATGGAAGCGGATTCAAAACCATTGTCGGTTTTTCTACTTCGTACTTCACTCCCACAGAGCTATTGGCGGACGGTAGCGGGTTTAAATATGCTTTAAAGCCGGGAACAACCACCCATCCTTGCGCCGAGATGAAGTTTGTCGCATACGGTAACTTTACAGATAAGACGCGACAGTCATCCACCTACACCACCCGTACCCTGCTTGTGATGCTGTCTGGGGTTGACACGTGGAATATCAGTCCTGAAAGGCATTATACCTATGTGCGCGGAGACTTGAACGGCCTTGAATTTGACGGAATCACATTTGAGGGTGATGGCGTTATCCAAGGAAATTCCTACATCTATGGATCTACCATCAAGTTTACCAAGGAACAACTGGAAGACCTGAAAGGCGAAAGCGGCTACAGTGTGATGCTCAGTACTTATGACGCCATCGTCAACGTGGATGAGTTCGGGCGGTTGGATTCGTCTGTTTACGATATTATAAATGTGGTGAACGGTGAAGAACTTGTGTATTCCGGCAGCTCGCAGGTGGTGGTCAACAGGTATAAGATATTTACCGACATACAGGTTGCCAAAGGGAAACTGGCTTTGGAATATGCGGACCTTCCGACTGAAGGCAAGTATTCTGTGACTTATGAAACCGCAGGATGCGAGTGCGTTATATCCGGTGGAAGGGTGACGGTAACGAAACTGACGGAGGACAAGGCAAGTGTAAACCTGCATGTGAACTGTGAGGGCATGATTACCTTTGACCAGACGCTTTACATTACGCGGGTATATTCGGGCGAGAGCGCTTTTATGGTGAACCTGACAAGCGATACTGACGCGATAGCCTGTAACGCCGAAGGTGCTCCGATTGCGACCGGTGTCTTGGCTGAATCTACGGCTGAATTGTATTTTGCGAATGTGAAGCAGACGGAGGGGGTATCATTCAAATACACGCCTTTGAACTGCACGATTTCCGAGTTACAGAATACTACTGGAAAGATTGAGGTAACAGGAATTACGCAGGATACGGCTTCTGTGGATGTGGCTGTTTCTTATAAATCAAAGACGCTGTACATTACATATTCATTGCTGAAAGTGAAGGGAACCGTACAGGCTTGTCCCGTCCTCCGATGTCATTAAAAGGACTTATAACAGGCAGAGCGATTCCTATTCCGTTGCTCCGTCACTGCTGACCTGTGGAGTGACGCGTAGCGAGCAGGACAAAGTGGAAACAATGTCCGCGCTTCCATCCGGATATACCATGCTGGCTAATGACAAGGCATATACGCTTAACTCTAATTTCAATGTGGACGGCAGCACCAATGTGACTTTCGTACTGAAAAATGAGAAGGGGCAAGTGGTAGACCGTGAGGTGATACCTGTTGTTTCCGATGGCAAGGATGGGAAGAACGCTTATTCCATCAACCTGACCAATGATTCGGATGTGATAGCCTGCAAGGCTGACGGATCTCCTTCCGGATCGGGAACACTGGCGACAACAACGGCTGAGTTGTACCTTGAGAATGTGAAGCTGACAAGCGGTGTTACCTTTAGCATGGTGGCTAGGAATTGCACTATTGCCGCTACCTCAAACACGACAGGAGTCGTGAATGTGACGGGAATTTCAGCGGACACGGCTTCCGTGACGGTGACCGCGAAACATAATGGCAATAGCATGGTTGCCATTTTTACCTTGTCGAAGGTGAAAGGCACGGCTGTTTACCGGCTGGTTCCGTCTGCTGATGTGATAAAGAGAACCTATAACAAGTCTACATCTTCTTATTCCATATCTCCTCCGACAGTGAGTTGCGGGGTAACGCGCAGCGAACAGGATGCGACAACAACGCTTTCATCCCTTCCTGCCGGATTCAGTATGACGGCCAATGGTTCCGCCTATACGTTGGGGGCTTCTGTCAATGCCGGTTCCGGGGTTACTTTTATCCTGATGAATGCCAGCGGGCAGATTATCGACAAGGAGATCATACCTGTCGTGTCTGACGGAGAACCGGGAAAGGATGGTGAACCGGGAAAGGACGGAAGTGATGGCAGCGATGGCTGGAACGGGTCTGATGGCTCTGATGGATCGGATGGCAGTGATGCCACCTCCTACTGGCTTGTCCCAAGCGTGTCACAGATTGGCAAAAATTCGTTAGGAGCTATTGAACCAAGCTCGTTTACAGTGACATGCCAAGAGAAAACGGGTTATGGAGGCATTTATAACGCATACTTTTACCTTGTAGTGTTTGCTTCCAATAATGGCAGCAGTTGGAGTAAGATAAAGTCTTCAAGCGGCACTGCTTACCAGATAACGGTTACGCCTACTGTTTCTTATAAATATTATACGATTCGCGCTTACACGTATTCCGGCAGCAGTGATTGGAATAATACTCCTGTTTGCTCCGTTTCTGTCAATATGGTGGAAGACGGGAAAGATGCCGAGAATAAAGCGGCGAGCAGTTTTCCACGAAACAGAGGGGAATGGAACTCGTCAAATTCATATTCATGGAATGAGAGTTGGCGTGATTACGTCTTTAAATATTCCGGTTCTGAAATACAGGTGTGGATCGTAAACGTATTCGGGAAAACGGTCACTTCAACCCCTTCCACCAGTAACAGCGATTGGAAGAAAGCTGACTTGCAGGATGTGTCCGCCTTCAACCTTGTTCTTGCTGATGGGGCAAATATTGCGAATTTCCTGTTTAAGAACGGGGTAATGCGTTCTCAAGATTCAACCGGAGGTGTCGCAAATCTCATCTTAAATGGAAAAACCGGATATTTCCATTGCAATAATGTAGATGTGTCCGGGACTGTCAATGCAACAAGTGGCACGTTTGACAATGTAGACATCGTGAGTGGTAAAATAGCCGGATTGAATATATCCGGTAACTCCTTAACGAACGAGGGTTTTGATAACGATGCGTCAATTATATTGAGGAATGACTATAGTGGAACATTTGCCGCTATGGGCGGTAATGTCATTCCTCCTTCAACCGGTCAGGTGTGTGTAGCCAGATTTGAAAATACACATGTTACAGGAGGAACAAACTACGGAATGATTATATCAACCACGAATGCAACGACAAACATCGCCCTGCATATCAGTCATGGTATGATGTCCGGATTAAAGACTTATACCAGACAGATCAGTTCTACGACATACTTAAACGATTTAGACCACACTGTGTCCTGTTACAATACATCAGACATTACAGTGTATTTGCCTAGCAATCCTGAAATGGGCAGGCAGATCTTTATTGTAAGAATTAATAGTTACAAAGTAACAGTAAACGGGAACGGCAAGTTGATATTGCAAGGTGGCGATAAAGTTTCGTCAATACCGATGAATCACAATGGAGAGGTTGATTATTTCCATTACGATGGGCAGTATTGGTTATACGGATGGTTTAATTATGGTTAATATATAAAAGTCATGGCAGAAAACAAACTACAAATAAGCAACTTCTCATTGAAGTCCATAGCGGCAAAGCTAGACCACATTCTTATGACTGACAGCCTGAATGCCCATTCGGATGCGGCAATCACCGTGCAGGATTTCTGTTCAAGCATTGTCCAGCCGCTAATAGAATCCTTGTCTTTGAATTTTAAGACATTGACGCAGGCGGAGTATGATGTCCTTGAAAAGAAAAATGCCGGTACATTCTACATCATCAAAGAAAATGGCAAGATTATCCGTACCTATATTGGCGCAAACGCCCTGACTGACGGAGAAACTTTCTTCCGGATAACTGATGATTTTTGGCAGGTGTCATACAATGGCGGAAAGACTTACGCGGACGTGCTTGACAATAACGGCAAGAAGGTTTCCGCCAAAGGGGACAAGGTGATGCTCAAGCTCACCGATACCGGCATACAATACAGATATGAAAGCGAGCCGGATACCAAGTACCGCGAACTGGTTCCGCTATCAAAGTTGAAATTGAAGTTCTCCGACCTGACTTCTGCTGAAAGGGAAGAGATACCGGGCAAGAATGTGTATTTGCAAAAAACTAGTACACACATCCAATGGCGCATTGGCGAAGATGGAAAATGGCTGAACCTGATCGCTATTACAGAACTGAAAGGCGATAAAGGGGATGCCGCGGTATTGCGGCGTAATGGCGACTTCATTCAGACGAAGAACGAGGGTGGCGTATGGGAAAATCTATATAACATCCGTGAAGTTGCCGGGCCTGTGGAGTTTGCTACGGAATTGGGGGACAGAACCGATCTGGCAGTATCTCAAAAGCTGCTTAAAGATTCATTGTCCGGGATGTCAACTACGTTGGGCGGGCTGGAAAATGTTGATCCGGATGCGGACAATGACCCTGCTGAAACCCGTTTCCTTGTGCAGAAATATGGTAGCAAGACTTGGGGATTCCTCCCGTACTCGAAATTACCACCGGGCGGCGGTGGCGGGGGAACCGGTGAAGGTGGCGGAGGTGCTACAACATTGGGTGGGCTTGAAAATGTTGTGCCAGACGCGGACATGGCTTTGGATGATGATTATGTGCTGGTGAAACTGGCCGGTGCGGAAGATTGGATATTGAAGAAAATGAGCGAGCTGGGAGGTGGCGGCGGTGGAACGTCCACGGTGCAACGTAATGTGCGCGTTGTAAACGACCTTGACAGCAAGAATGTATCTGCCAGCAAGGATGAACCCTGTTTCCTGAAATTCACTTTCGTATCACAGGAGAGATATGGTACAGATCCTTATGAAGACACGGGAGAACGTGGCCTTTGCCAAATATCTGTGAAAAACTCTACCGGAAGTGAGTATGTGGTAGTCAAGCAGATGTATGTAAATTCCGGTCAACCGATTTCCGTTGATGTTGCCGAGTTCCTCACATCGGGAAGCAATCAGGTAATGATTAAGGTTACCGGTGAGGTTACCGAGGTGACTACTCCGGCATTTGTCTATACGGTCACACTTACTTCCCTTTCCATTTCCGCGAACAACTTCAAGTGGTGGACGGCATACACGGGAAATATTACTTTGCCGCTTAATATCGGAGGAAATATCTCAAAGGTGCTGCATGTGTCTGTTGCAGGAAAGGATTATAACAAGTCCTATGACGTGCAGCTTGGAACTTCCATCTATGTGGAAACGGCGTATAACTACGCGGTGGAACACCCGGGTGTGACAGGCGTATATGAGATTTCCATTTATGTTTCTTCCGTGGATGAGAGCATCCGGACGCGCACTTTGTCCTTTAATGTGATATGCGTAGTTTCCGGGGACAGGGTAAAGTTGGTTGCGGTAAACAATTTGCTGGATAAGGCTACAAACTGGTCGGAAAACACCTTGTTTGACTATGCGATCTATGACGGTGAGGAGGTGTCTACTTCTGCCCAATTCATAATCAAGAAAGACGGTATGGCAGTGTTTACTTCAAACGAGGATAATGTTACCACGTCAGCGAAGCATGCTTTCAGTTTCCCGATGGAGATTGAGACTATTGACAGCTCCGAGTTTGATATTACGGCACACGTCATGGACGGGGAAACTCCTTTGGTTGAGCCTATGACCTTTGCGGTAAATAACAGTAGCGGATATTCAGCCTCTCCCGGTGCCGTGCTGTACATCAACCCGAGCACACGAAGCAACCGGCAGGGAAACCGTTTGGAAGCTATCAATGAGATGGATCAGAGTGTAATTGGCTGCACTTGGAAAGGCATGAACTGGGGCAATGACGGATGGACTACGGATACGGATGCGAACAAGGTGCTTCGGTTGATGGCTGGCGCGAAACTTACCATTGATTATAAACCTTTTGCAAAGGAAGCGGCCCGCACAGGCAAGACTATAGAGATAGATTATAAAATAGACAATGTGACGGATTTTTCAGAACCGGTTCTTTCCATTTCGTCTGACGGTGCTTTGTTTTCCGGATTACAGGTCTTTGCCGATGAGGTGGTGATGTTCTCGCAGTCGCTTAAAAACAGAGACAATCAGGGAACTTACGTACAGGAGGGAAAGCGCTTGCGCTTGTCTCTTGTCGTGATGCCGGACGCTTACGGAAATAGCGGGTTTAACCTCTGTATCCTGTATATAAACGGAGTGAAGAATCGTGAGTTTACTTATGAGTCAAATGACTATTTTATAAATGATGGACCGATTCAGATCGGATCGGATACTGCCGATATTGACATCTATGGCATCCGCGTCTATGATTCAGCCTTGACTTCACAGGGAATTTTGCGCAATTACATCAACTGGCTGGCTGACAACAACACAAAGAAGGAGGTGGAAGCGGATAATGACGTGATGGATGTGAACGGGTCTGAAATAGACTTTGAAAATACGAAAGACCAGTTTAACGTGTTTGTGTTTGACAATACATTCCCATCGCTGGCTAATCCCAATAAGCTGAATGGCGTATTGGAGGTTCTTTTCTCCGATCATCCGGAATGGAATGTTTCGATTTCCAATGTGGAAGCCAAAGGACAGGGTACGTCATCCATGCGTTACTGGAAGTGGAATGTGCGGTTCACGCTTGACAAGAAGCTATCTGTAGTGACTGCTGCTGATGGTTCTACGGCTACGGGCGGATGGGCTATGACTCCTGTGCTCGCCAAAGCAACAAAAATAACCGCAAAGAAGAACTTCGCTTCTTCCATGCAGTCACACAAGATTGGTTCTGTCAACTCTGTTGATGACCTGTATAGGGCTATGGGCTATCTGAATGAGGCTATGCAGACGGAGAAGTATGCCAATGCCCGTGTGGCTGTGTATCAGATGCCTTTCGTTGCTTTTGAAAAGTCGATCAATGAGGAAGGGAAACCTGTCTATACCTTCATGGGTATTTATACCATGGGGCCGGACAAGGGAGATAAGAATACATTCGGGTATGATACAGATTTGTTCCCGGGGCTGATCTCTATTGAGGGGTCGGATAACTCTCCGCTATGTGCATTGTTCCGCGTGCCTTGGTCTCCACGGATGCAATACAATGAAGACGAAGAAGCGTTTCAGTATAACGGTGCGAATAGCTGGGATTTTGGTGCGGGCGATGTTGCGAATATCAGCAAGTGGATTCCTGCATATAACATTGCTTATACTTGCAGTAACCGGTTGAAACCCTTCAACGGGACACTGGATGAGCTGAACGCGCAAGTGGCTACTTATCGCAATGAACCATACGAGTTTTGGATAGCCAAGACTGGAGATGTGAATCAATATAACCTCTACTATTACGAGGCATCGGAAGGTCGATTTATCGGGTCTAATATCGGGGATGGCACGATTAATCTTCGCACACAATTAAGCGACTACCTTGCCAATGACTTGTCTGCGTTTTCGGCAGAGCAGTTAAACGAGATGTTTATCAATGCCCGCGTGCAGATGTTTCGTGCGGAAGCGCCCAAGTATTGGGATATTGACGATGCAATTCTGCACCGCAACTGGACAGAGTTCCACGCAGGTACGGATAACCGGGCTAAGAATACTTATCCTTATAACTTCGGAAATGCTGATAGCAAGTGGAAGTGGCGTTATGATGACTTGGATACCATCTTTGACATAGATAACCAAGGGCAGGCGAAGAAGGGTTATGATGTAGAGTTCCATGATACTTATTCTACGGGTGGATCTGTATGGAATGGTGAGACTTCTAACTTTTGGAATTTGATTGATTTGGCTTTTGCTGATGAGGTTGTGGCAGGCATGAAGAAGATGATGACCAAGATGGAAGAATTGGGCGGCTTGAAGTCGGGGACTGATTTCGACAAGCTCTATGCCTATTTTCAGAAGTATTATTTCACTCCTGCTCAGGAATACTTTCCTCAGAATCTTTATAATGCAGATGCGAAGTTCGCTTACGAAAATGCAAAACTGGCGTTGAATGATGGGCGATATACGAATGATACCGACCCCATGACACAGGCGCTAGGAGACCACTATTCTGCCGAACAGAGATGGATAACGAAGCGCATTCTATATATGATGAGTAAGTACTCGTTTGGTATCTTCTCGGCTGATGGAACGGATAATATAACTGTGCGTGCGGCCGGTAATACCATTACCTATGAACTTACTCCGGCTATGGATTTGTATCCGGCGATTGCGAATGGTACATCTATCATCCGGGGATCACGTACCAAGGCTGGCGAGGTATGCGAGATGCTGATAGAGTTATCCGGTTCCGGCGACCAGCAGAACACGATCCAAGGAGCTAGCTACTTGCAGGACATAGGGGATTGGCACGATAAGAACGTGACGGGCACAATGATCATACAGGGAAGAATGCTTCGCGAGATCCGCCTTGGGCATAAGACCTCACCTATAACCATATCCATCTCGGCGTTGACGATTGCCAACTGCGTTTCGCTGCAAAAATTGGTATTGTCTCGTATTTCCACATTGGCAGGTACGCTAAACCTGATGGCATGCACCCACTTGAAGGAGGTGCATATAGATGGCACGTCACTAACCCAGCTTCGTTTGCCGGATGGCGGTGGATTGGAACTGATAGAATTTAATTCATTGGCGCAGTATCTTGTACTGAACAACTACCCTCTATTAAAGAATAGCGGAGTTATCATTGATGAATGCAAGACTGCTATCACCGACTTCCTTGTATCTGATTGTCCTCTGATGCAGCCTATGCAGTTACTTGTGGACATAATGGATGCTCAGAGCGCTCAGACAAATCATGCTCTACAACGTGTTCGTGCGGTTGGTTTTGATGAAGAGTATGACGGCGAGATGCTGGATATACTTGCGAAGCTGTCTGACGGTAGCTATGCAGGTTTGTCCAGTGAGGGTATCGCCGGGGAAGACCCGTATCCGGTGCTGGATGGAAGGATTACTATTAATTCGAATTGTTATGAGGATTCAGTTGAAACCCTGAGGGGGACTTTTAAAAAGTTGGAGCTGATTATTAATGGGGCATTTTATATCCGTTTTGCCGATAATGCTGTGAAGAATATAGTCGTTTCAAATTGGGGTGATGGCGTTGGGATCACTAAGGAACAGGCGGCAAAAGTGACCACTTTGGGGAATAAGTTCCAAGGGAACTCGGAGATTACTTCGTTTGATGAGTTCGAGAATTTTACAGGAGTAACAGTTATTACTAATACTACATTCAAAGACAGTACCAATCTTGAATCAATAGTATTACCAAACAGCTTAGAAAAGATTGATTATGGCACTTTTACTGGATTTGCCGATTTAGTAATTGAGGACTTGAATCTTGACAACTTAACATTTCTTGGAAATGGGGCTTTTGAGGGAACAAAAATAAAAAAGGTTTCTAATTTGGGCAGGATTACGGAAGTATCAATCGGTGCATTTCAAAAATGCGAAGAACTTACGGAAGTTACGCTTTCAAACATTATTGTGAGCATAAAAGATTCTTGTTTTAAATCATGTACTAACCTTAGAGTAGTAGTCTTTCCAAACTCATTAACAGTGATAAGGGATTGGGCGTTTTATGAGTGTGTTAGTCTCGAATCAATAACACTTCCGGATAATATTAAAGAAGTTCGTATCGGTGCTTTCGGGAATTGTACATCACTGACTGATGTTACTATTTTAGCCACCACACCACCGACATCGGACAGGGATGTTTTCAAAAATACTAATGACTGTCCTATCTATGTACCATCAGGAAGTGTTGAAGCGTACAAAACGGCTGCAAATTGGAGTGCTTACGCATCACGAATACAGGCGATAATTGATTAATTATGCAGACAATTTATATAGTTAAATCCATTTAAGAACTTATACGGTAGAATATAGGTGCACACAAAGAAAACCACCTATACTTCTACCGAATAATTATTTAATGGATTAAGTTATAAAAAATGTCTGAATTGTTAATCAATAATCGGCTGTATCCTTGACGAATAGTTTTTCCAGTAATTGGATGTCTTGTATACATCTAAACTATTTGCTGGAACGTATATAGGGCACGTGCTTCCATCAAACACTGAATAGCTAAGTGTCGGAGGTGTAGTAGCTAAAACTTTTATATATGGTATTTCTGAAACACCTTCAAACGCTGATCCTCCGATAGACCTTAATGTGTCGGGTAATACAATCGGAACGTTAATAGAATGACAGTCTCTAAAAGCTTGACTATCAATAGACACGAGCGATAGTGGTATATTTACATATTCTAAATTATAACATCGAGCGAAAAGGCTTCCAGGAATTGAGGTTAACTGATTAGATAAGGTAACTCTTGTTATTTTTGGGCAATCTGCGAATGCCGCATTTCCAAAACTATTACATGAAGATAGATCAAACTCTCCTTCTAATGAATTACAATTTTGAAAAACTGAATACGAAAATACCTGCACGTTATGTAAATTATTACCTATGTCTTTTAGATTTTTACAATCTTGAAAGGATGACCCACCAATTGATCTAACATTGTTAGGTATTACAACACTCTTCAAATTTGCACAATTTCGGAATCCTTGGCTTATTACTTCTGTAAGTTTTGTAAAGTATTTAAATTCATCAAACGAAGTTATTTCCGAGTTCCCTTGGAACTTTTATGATGTGTCGCATTTAAGTATCTGCATATCAGCATTATTTAAATAATGATAATGGTAGCATTCTACTCGCATGATTACTCCATTTATCTGCGGACTTATACGCAGACAATGACCCATCCGGCACATAAATAGGACAATTATTCGTATTATTGAATGAATCGGCATTTGCCAATGACGGAGGAGTCGTTGGATTCATTATAAAATATTCCATAGATGTACAACCATTAAAAACCGAATAAGCAATCTCTGTTACAGATTCTGGAATGGATAAATGCTTTAGCGATACGCAACTATTAAAAGCAGCACCTCCAATTTTAGTAACTGTACTAGGTATATCAAAGCTTTTCAAGGATTTGCAACCGCGGAACATATATGGTTCGATTAAAGTTAATATTGCATTTGGAATAATACATGAAACAAGGTTTACATTATCCATAAAAGCAGCTCCTCCAATATATTCTATAACACCGTTTGCTTTAAATGTTTTCAAATTGCAATTACGAAAAGCATTAGCATTATCTATACGAATAAGGGTATCTGGAATATTTATTACTTCCAAGTTTGTTAATCCATCAAAGCAATCCCATCTTAACTGAATTATATTATCTGGCAATGAAAGTTCTCTAAGTTTTGTACAGCCCTTAAAATCGCTATTTGAGACATACTTGTCTTTTAATCCTGTAAAGAATTTAAATTCATGGAAGTATTCTATTTCCGAGTTCCCTTGGGACTTCTAAACAAAATCAGCTATGCTTGCTTGATTACCACTAAGTTTTCCTATATTTGCAGTGTAAGATAAAGCCAAGAGCTTAGTAGCAACGCATTGTTGCCGCTAGGCTCTTTTTTTTATTGGCATAAATAAAAAAATCCCGGCAGACCTTCACAGGCTTACAGGGACACAAACTTATTTTTAAAAATAATGATGCAAAGGTAATATTAATAATTGAAACAAGGAAATGGAATTGAATGATTGGCTTTCCATAATTGGAGCAATAGGCGGTAGTTCTACCCTCACTTGGGCTATAACTTTTTGGGCAAATCGAAAAACGAACGCCCGGAAGGAAGATGCTTCTGCTGATTCTATGGAAAACGAGAATGAGCGCAAGCAAGTTGACTGGTTGGAAGATCGCATAGCACAACGTGATACGAAAATAGATGGCTTGTATGTCGAGTTGAGAAATGAGCAGAACGACAAACTGACATGGATACATAAGTGTCATGAACTTGAACTGCAACTGAAAGACGCCGAGCATAACCGATGCGACAGGCCTGACAGCGAATGCAGCCGTCGCATTCCACCACGTAGAGAAACAATAATTAGAGACAAGGAGGACAAGAAATGACAAGAACAGAAATCATCAGAGAGTTAAAGAATTACTTCTGCATACAGGAGTTGGTTTGCCATCATACCTATTTAAAGTTTAGGGAAACATCATGGCAATTCTTAGATACAGAACTGCTACATACATTGTTGGTAGTCCGCAAGATGCTGAATAAACCGATTACGGTAAACAACTGGCATACAGGAGGTAACTATTCACAGAGAGGGCTTCGTTGTAACATCTGCGCTCTTGTGAAAGACAAGACTTCCTTGGATAAAATCTACCTATCTGCACACTGTAATGGTGCAGGAATCGACTTCAATGTGCCCGGGATGGATTCTGAGAAAGTGCGTGAAGAAATTAAAAGGAATGAGGTACTGTTGCATTATCCTATCAGACTTAAAGAAGGAGTGTCATGGGTGCATCTTGATGTGTATGACCTGTGTAATGGGAAGAAAGTAAATACATTCAAAGGATGAAAGCCCTAATCTACCTAACCATTTCGATCATGTGCTCGACATGGTTGTGCTCCTGCCGGACTGTTAAATATGTGCCTGTAGAGAGCGTAAGGACGGAAATAGAATACCGCGACCGATGGCAGCGTGATTCTATCCATGTGCGCGATTCTATCATTGTGAAAGACAAAGGCGATACCGTGTTCGTTGATCGTTGGCACACAGAGTACAAGGACCGACGACAGACTGATACTCTTTTCATAGAGAGAACGGATAGCATTCAAGTTCCCTATCCTGTTGAACGTGAATTATCTTGGTGGGAATCCATTAAACAGGAGATAGGCGGCATCGCCATTGGTGTGATTGTAGCTCTCTGCTTTATAATTGTGTGGCTGATCCGGAAGAATAGAAAGAGATAATATACTATATGCTATAACTTTAGATTTATAAATTAGGATGCCCCGACTTGTGATAAGTCGGGGTGTTTCTACATATAGATGTTAGGATATAAATAAAAAATGGTTTTATACAGCTTAACGCAATTCTGTATAAAACCATTAGTGGAATAAAGAGTGAATATTTTACTAATTACTCATCAAAGCGAAACAAACTATATCCATAAGTTGCTGACATTCCATCTAAACGAGCTTTTGTTTTGCTAAAGCGCATACAAGCTGCAATTTGAAGATCGAAATTATTCATCCTTTTACGAACTTACTGCTTTTTTTACATTCACATGAACAGTATAACTATACTGTTGCCTAAAACCGCACTTAATTTTTATAGTTCCGATTATTCCTGAATTATTAATATTAAGTTGCAATTCTCCCAATGTGTCGTTCTGAGGAATAAAAGTCGCATAAGATGAATATACAATTGTTTGTGGTGAAGTAAATTGTTCACTATTTAATTGAAGACTAGTTTGACCTTCCCTAGCGCTTTTTAATACATTTCCATATATAGGGTCAACGTCAGCATATGGTATTCCAAGATTATTTAAAACTGAAGTAAATCCTAAAATACCTGTATCACAATGTAGGCATATTCTAAGTCTAGAAAAACCATGACGAAATTTTATACTTCCTAAAGTTGTTGTATTCTCATAAATTATCGGTGAATAATAAAACATTACATCTTTAGTATATTCTTCTTCATTCATAAATGTATTTGGATAGAATACATTATCACCTTCTTTTGCGACTGTTGTAGGCATTTCTGTGCTATTATAAGAATATAGCCTAATATATAATGTCTTTAAATTAGGAACTTCACAGCTTAGTTTATTGTCATTGCTTACCTCTAACTCTTGTATTCTATATAGTTCATGAGTTGCTGCATCAACGACGAAAGCCAATACTTTTGTTCCGGGAGCAACTGCTTCTATAGTGCTTGCACGTGATTTTTCTATTTTATCTTCTTCTATAAAGGCTTCAATTTCTAATCCCGTGTCTAATTTTTGAAAAACAGTATCATGCTTAACAGAAAGTCCACGAATTGATTCATCCGGACTTTCATTAAAACTTTGACTGACATCAAAAGTAATCATACGAGTGCCTGTCGGAATATTCTCGTTTTCTAAATCATTATTGCTGCAAGATGATAAAATAAATCCTGTAAATAATAAGAAACAAGATAATATATTGAATATTCTTTTTCTTTCCATTTTTCTCTTTCGGTTTAATTTGTTAATAATCAAATTAGTACACAACATAATAGTTGTCATCATAAAAATCTACCTCATCAGCCCATTCATGTTGAACTTCTCCATCATTGCTTAGCTTTCTACCAGATCCGGCGGCAATCACTTGTTCCAATATCACCTGTTGTTTATTTAAAGTAGGTGCCTCATAAATTTCTTTCTCAGTCTTTTTTTTATTCATACTTATTTCGTTGTTTAATTTAGAAACGTATTTCATTTATTGTTCATTGCGTGTTATTACCGCACGACTCAAGCGTGAATCATCATAGAACATATTATCCACTCCGCCTTTGTAGTCTATTCGAAGTTGAGAAGAAGAAATGCCGTATTCATTCACCAGACAGTCATAAACAGCCTGTGCACGCTCCCGGCTCAGACGAGCGTTGACAGCATCGGTTCCTGTTCCCGCATCGGCATAACCGGTAATGGTATAAACAGCATTCGGGTCTGTAGTTTTGATTACTTTGGCAAGGAAACCAAGATTTACACGGCTTTCACGACT